TCGATATACTGAACGCCCAAACCTCAAGCGAAGTGCTAGCCGCTGTCGCATTCGTGTTATAGGCTATCGCCCCAGCGGCTAGCTGCATGGTGTTGGTCATCACCTTGCTGCCCGGTTTAAATCGATGCAGGAGCACCCCATCCACAAAAAACCACACGCTAACCAACTGGTAAACGATCTCGAAGAGATGCTGACTAGTATCGACCGTATATGCGGACACATCCCCATTGAAGTTGCCACTAACCACACTATTCGTTATTACCCCACTATTGATCGTGATCAGGGATAGCAGCCCGCTGGAGTCGTCGTAAGAGAAAGCGAAACCATCAGTAATATTCGGTTTGGTGCCGAAGTTGATCGCCCCCCATTGCCTAACGCTATACTCATTCTGCAAAGCAGGAAGGCGGAAGGTTCCACGTGCTAGGTTGGATGCCGCATATAAGAACCTCGCCGGTAAGATGGAGGCTATAGCCCCGTACCCACCGCTACTAGTACCACTTGCCAGCGTGAGAACACTACTAGCCGTCCCCGCAGACGAGCCTGTACCCGTGTTAGTTGCCGCCCAAATCGTTGTATCTAACGATCCGGCAAAACCACCTCCAAACTCTTTAGTAAGCGTGTCTACCAAAGCGGCCCCTACAGGAGTCACCCGCTGCGGCTTATTTATCTGGGGGTCGAATAGCTGGTCAAGTTGCACGGTCATCACATCATCCTGGGAAGAACACGGCGGTCGGTGCCACGCTGTATGTGATCGTCACCACGTCACCAACTGAAACTGGTATCGGGCCATCTACTATACCAACATTATATAGCGAATTTCGAGTGATGCTTATTGTGCTTACCGTACCGTCTTTGACAAATACCGTGCCTTTTACGGTAGCGGTGTAGGCGAATGGCGATGCCCCCACGGTGATAACCGTCTCTGGCGCTGGGCTAGCAGCAAGCCCATAAAAGAACTTGAACCACGTTTGCGATACGAGGTTGCTTCCAGGGTTCAAGAACGGGGTATTGGAGTTGATCACAGCATCTCCGCATCGAGGTCAGCCCCGATAATGGCCACCGGCACCGAGTCGACCTGGGATAGCTCAAAAATGCGGTCAGTCCCTTTGCCTCGCTTCGTGGCCCCAAGCCGCTGGAACAGCACGCGTGTACCTACGAACCCCGGCTGGTCGCCGTCGGCAAAGACCTCACTAGACCACGTAAATCCGCCATCGTCCGACCAGCGCAGGATAAATTGCGGCGATGTGCCGTCAGGGATCGATATACCAGTTTGGCAGTCGATCTGCAGCGAGTTGAAGCGCATGGGAGTGAAGACTTCTTTGTTCGGCGGGAGCGCACGCCATGTGCGAAGCCATTTACGGGGGACTTTACCACCACCCAAGTCGTAATCGGTATAGCTATCCTCAGAAAAGGAGTACAAGAAACCGGTGTAGCTTCCTACAACGTGCGTATTGTAGGCAAACGCGTAGCTAATCGAAATATGCCGATTAAACCCTGCGTTTAGGGGAGATATCCCAGTGAATGAAACTGTCGAGTTTGGTGCAAACAAAGCCCGCTCGTGCCACAACTTCGTAACCGCGTCGTAGCAGAAAGTCATGTTACCCGTAGGGAAAGTAAGCATGTAGAAGATATGCCCGACTTTCTGGTAGACATACCCAATAGCATCGGTAATATTAGCCATGCCACTGATCACCCGCTCGATCGAATGGGTCGATATTCTAACGGCGTTGTATCCCTGCGAGCGATACACGACGCCCTGTCCCTGCTCATCAAGGCCTAACCATACGATAGTGTTATCGATGCGCGCGATAGAAAACTGCGCTACACAGCCTTGCTGAATTTGGACCCCAGGAACGCGCTGGAATGCGAATGGCGAAGCCCCGATGTTATCCCATACTTCCGTGCGATCGGACTTAAATATCCACACCTCACGGTTCACGTCGAACATGGCGGTAATCTTGGTTGGAGTAGAATCGGCCGAGGAAAAAGCTAAACCATTCCAAGCGGTGAAGTCATTGAGGTTAGATTGGTAGAATTTATTTCCGCCTGCAAAGCCAACCAGTGCGAAACCGTCTTGATACGTTAATGTAAGCGGTATGCCGCTAATATTGCCTGGCAGCACGTTAGTGAATACCTGTGTGCTGAAGTTCAAACACCAACCATTCAAACCGTCGATTATCAATAGTTGCTGTCCATTATCGGCAAAGTTCACAGAACCTGAATTAGTGAGGAGCTGGCTCGATCCGCCACCTAGATACGTTACCCTAAAAAACTGATCACATGAGAATACAAAATGCCCCACTACTCCATAAAGCACCCCATTAGAAGCAAAGTACAGTCCACGAACTGGCTGCCCAGCAAATGTAGTAGCCAATTGTTTTAGCCCATCGCACCCGTACATAGCGCCCACAGCCTTCCCCTCCTTAGTCTCAACCAGCTCGGGGTAGATATTTACAGCCCGGTTATAGACGAGGTCACGCGATTTACTGACGTAGGTGCCGCCTAAGAAGGGGGTTTCCATGATCTATTTTGCAATCTTCGCCAATGCTTTCATTTGCTTAGCCGCGATCATCTTAGCTGCACGCAGCCGGCCGGGGTTCATGGCGATCTCGGAAGCATGCTTGAGATGATGCAGATCGGTATTCGGGTCATGTAGATCACTAATGTGCGTCACCATGGAAGGCGTCGCAGCCATATGCGTTCGCTTGGTACGCTCCTGGGCATAGCGCTCCATGGCCGAGGGCTTAGATACACCCTTCGGTGCGGCTTTCTTGTCTACGCTGGCGCGCGAGTCTGACTTGGCTTCGCGCATCTTCATTGGGGATTGCTTTTTCATCGTACCTCTCCTTTACGTTACCTGTAACGGCCGCTGTAGATATTGTATGTCGGCTGCGCCGTTTGCGAAAGCTCCCGATCATACTGCGCGATGTTGGTCCGCTTGTTCGACCGCTTAACATTCGCCTTCGACATTCTGGCGATATCCTTGATGTCCTGCGACACCAGTGCGCCTTTCACAAACGGCCCAAGCAGGATCGCTAGGTTCGACTGCAGCGCCAACTCGTACCCTGGGGGCAGGCTTAACTGCGTCACCAACGTAGCTGCATCGGCCAATTGCTGGTACGAGTCGAAAAATAGCGTATACCCGATAGTTGGCGTCGGCCATAAATTGATCACCCCGTTCGGGAACTGCGGGTCGTACCACAGCGTGTCTGGAATATTGGATGTCGTATTTGTCCCGCGGTTGGCGATCTGGTTCCATATCTGGTGAGTCACCACGGTCACTTCGTAGTTGTTCGCCGAACCATCCTGCAGGTAAGCCGACCCTGGCCCCTCCATGATGCGGATCGGCCGGGTCTGGTTGATGTCAGGGGTGCCGACCTTACCGATCGTATAGCTGTTCTTGCCCGGGGTCATCACCACGCTCTGCTCGAGAATGGTGTAGCACATCAGGTTCTCATTCGACCACGAGTCCAGCATCTTGTTGAACTGGTCAAGCCCCAATGCCGAGTCGGCACCGGAGAGAGTCTCGTTCGCCCCAGTGTACCCGAGCATCTGGTAGGATGCTGTGATGATGCTGCCCGCGGTCGACATGATTATGCTCGTTTAGAGGTTGCTCTGAGCTTCTTAACTGTAGCTGCAGCAATAACCTCCGCCTTCGCTGCAACTTTAGCCTCAACCTCATCTAAGACTGTCAGGGCATCGTCCGGCGTCGCATACCAGGCGCCTTCTAAGCTGCCTTGCTCAGCCTCGTTCTGCACTAGAGCGCTTGCCACATGACCATCTTGCACCTGGTACACATACTTTGGGAACTCTTGGAAGCCATAAGTAGCCGGCGTATCAGCCCCGGCGACGGCGCGCATATAAGCATCGGCGTCGGACACGCCCGCCGGGAGGTAACCACGAGAGGCATAGTCCAACTCCTGGTCAGCATTCGATACGTAGACAGGTGGGAACTTCGCAGGTGAACCTGGGGCGTCATTCTTGGCTGTGCCGTCTGGGTTGCGTGTATAACCCGATACGACTGCAGGGCGGTATTGAGGATGATTCATTGCCTTTGGATATTCAGAATAAGCCATTACAGCCTCCTTAGATGATTAGTGGATCGTGACTACCTGCATTACATGCGCGTCTTTCCAGCCTTTAATGCTTCCTTTGAGTACTGAGAGATTGATCTTCTCAACCAGTCCCATTAATGCCTGCGCATTATCCATTGCCGGACCGACTGGGATCTCAATATTCTGGGTTGTGTCGGTAACATGCACCTGAAAAAGTGGTTTCTTCATTTCTTTGCCTCTCTAGCGTAAGACTGCATCAACTCTTGCGCGATATGCTGTATTGAGTATGCCTCGAACTCACTACTAGGCATTGTCTCCCCCAAGAAACTACGAACTGCCTGGAAGATATGCACTGCTTCATGCACCAGTACACTAGCAGCTAAGATACCACCTTCACCGACGATCCGCGGCATACAAACAATCATGACCTTGGCGCCAGGTTCCATATTGCACCCATGCGTATCATCGAAGAAGTGGGTGGCGGCACGGGCATCTTTATGCGGCAAAAACCCCACTCTTCGATAGACGCCTAGGTTCTTCAACTCCTGTTTAAACTCAGGTTCCGTCAAGCATAAGCCATAGTGAATGTGGCTCTTCACCAGGTTCTGGTTAAGGTATCTCATTCTACCAGACCTACAATAGCATCACGACGGATCAATGTAATCTTCTCACCATCAACTACCTCTGTATGGCAGCAAACTGGCGAGTATTCCACTACATCGCCGATCTTCAGGTCCCACATAGAGTCAACGATACCTCTATCATTGGCCAGACCCGGCCCCACTGCGATAATAGTGCCACGTACAATCTCTTTTACCAGACCGTCATCGATCTGTTGTCCTACAAAGATGCCGCCGGCCGACATCTCGGGTTGCTCGTGTGCCTTGACCGCCAGACGGTCGCCTAAAGGTTT